GCCGCCTTGCTGCGTAAAATTAGACCCCATACTCATTTGCTGAAGCATACTCCCCATATCTCCATTCTGAGCATACTGGGACAGGTACGAAAGCTGAGTTTCCATATTACTCTTTGTCTTTGCCTGGTTATTTGCCAGCGCTTCGCCATAGGTGTCATTCAGTGTATTCGTCTCAAATGATAGGCTCGTCATAAGGTCTGATGCCTGTTGATTTCGGATTGCCTGAGAAGCAAGCTCCTTGTAATGATCGTTGGTTTTGCTTGTAATCCTTCCGGCATCCTCCATAGCATTGAGGGTTGCATAGAACTCTTTTGCTGATGCCTCTACGGTTTCAGCCGCCGCCTCCCTCTGTTCTGCCAGGGCTTCAACCACAGACGTAAAAGAACCGGATTCCAAGTCTTTCCCGCTGAGATTGCCGTACTCGCTTGTGATCCAGTCCATCTGCGCTTGTTCTTCTGCCTGTTTCCACCGGCTTGTGATACTATTCATTTTATCCTGCAGTGCCGCTACAGCCCGAGCCTCGTCTACACTGATGATTCCATCCTGCAGTGCCGCTTCTACAGCCGTCTGCAAGTCAGAAGACAGTCCGCTCAATTCAAGCTGATCCGCTCTCGCCCATTCCTCAATAGATTCCGCAAGAGTTTTGCCCTCTTCCGTTCCTCCAAGAAATGTCTCAACCTGAAGGTGTGCTGCATAGGTCCGCTGCTCCAGTTCAGATATCTTTGACTCTACAAAAGTCTCTATGTTCCCCGTATAGCTCTGCTGTTCGTCAGCTGTCAGTTCTATTCCGACACTGCTCTTCCATGTCAACGTTTTGTTCTCTTCTAATGCTTCCTGTGCTTTTGCCGCAAAATCATCTGCTTTCTCGATTGCTCCCATAGCTAGGTCTACATTTACCAGGTATCTCGCATTTAAGATTCCGGAAGCTACCGATTCCACCTCTTTTGCAGACAAGGCAATATCGCCAAAATGCTCAGCAAGATCAAGTTCCTTTTGCTCCTGCGTGTAATTGTGTACAGCAGTTCCTATAGCAACTAACGCCGCTGTGATAGCCGCTGCAGCAATCCCAAATTTTGCCGCTGTTGGAACCATAGTACCTAAATCACTAACAAAAGCACCGATACTCGGCGCTGTCGATGCTGCCTCTCCAATGGTCTTTATTGCTGATCCAATCGGTGACAATACCGTTGCTACATTTCTGGCTCCTGCGATTGCCTTTGTCGCCCCCATTCCAAGTAGTCCAGCGCTCAGCCAGCTTGTAAGTCCGGCCTTCTCGCCTCCGGGCATTATCTTGGATGCACTGGAGAACAGGCCGCCAAGTCCTTTTGACATAAGATTGACTCCATCTGATCCAGCCCATTCCATAAACGGTTCCGCAACAATCTTATTCCATGCAATATCCACTTTTCCGAAGAAATCCGCATTCTGCCATTCTTCTGATTTTGTCATGCTACCTATTTCACGCTTAACGCCAGTCACCTTGCCGTCTACAAAGTCCATAAAGCTATTCAACCCAGCCTCTACACCCGGCATTTGAGCTGTGAGCCACTGCACCAAGTCAGTCAGGTACGGATCAACACGCTCTCCGAGAGAAATTTTCACTCCGTCAAGCGCACTCTGTAGCAACGTAATAGAGCCGCCAAGGTTATCCAACATTGTATCGGCCATTTCGTCCGCAGCGCCAGAGGAATTATTGATGGCCGTTGCCAGCTTATTGTAGTCCTCTTCTGAGGCATTGATGATTGCCAACATACCGGCCATCGCTTCCTTGCCAAATATGGTACTTGCCGCCGCTGTCTGTTCAGTTTCAGACAAGCCGCCCAGGTTCGTTCTCATGTCTCCGATTACTTCTCCCAAGGTTTTCATTCTGCCTTTGCTATCTGTCAGGCTCAGGTTATATTTATCCATAGCCGCTTTCATATTGTCGGTCGGAGATGCCATGTTTGCGATAGCCGTTTTCAAAGATGTGCCCGCCATTGAACCCTTGATACTGGAATTTGCCATAAGGCCCAAGGCAAGGGATGTGTCCTCTATGGTGTAATTCATGGCTCCTGCGATTGGTGCCACGTACTTAAACGACTCGCCCAGCATACTAACATTCGTATTGGCGTTTGCTGATGCCTGCGCCATAACGTCTGCAAAATGCCCTGCACTGTTGGCTTTCAAGCCGAATGCAGTTAGTGCGTCTGTCACGATGTCGGACGTTGTTCCTAAGCTCTCTCCGGAAGCGGCGGCAAGTGACAGGATTCCACCGATTCCGGCTGTCATATCCTGTGTCTTCCACCCGGCCATAGCCATATAGTTGAAAGCCTCTGCTGATTCTGCCGCTGTAAACTTCGTAGTGGCTCCCATCTCTTTCGCTTTTGCTGTTAGAATATCCAGTTCCGCACCTGTAGCTCCGCTAATGGCCGATACCTGACTCATCATGGACGAAAAATCAGTGTAAGTTCCTATAGTGTCCGCTGCCCCCAGGCTTACTCCTAGAATCGTGGCTCCCTGCAACAATGGATTTTTGAGCATATTCAAAATGCCTTGCAGGGGCGCTGTTGCATTGTCTACGATTCCAATTACCGCATCAAAAGAGGAGCCTCCCCACGACTCCCCTTTATCTCTTGCTCCATCTATAACAGGGCTTGCGGTATCGCTCGCCCCTATCTCTGCAGTTCCGGACGTTCCATCGAAATTCTCAACTGCGTCCTCTGCAGCCCGAATAACAGGTGTGGCCGTGTCGTTAGCTCCTACGTCAGCGTTTCCGGAAGAACCGTCAAAGCTCTCCAGGGCATCTCCGGCTTCGTTTATTACCCCGGTTGCCGTATCGTTGGCTCCTACATCCACGTCTGCGGCAGAACCATCCAATGATTCCGCTTTGTCAGAAATCTGGTCCAATGTCTGACTGGCAGCGTCACTCGCTCCAACTTCTATATCGGGTGTCATTCCATCCAGGGCACCAGCTGACGCAGACACCCGGTCTATTTTACCGGACGCCTGATCGTCTGCATCTACTCTGATTCTGTGTGCCTTATCCAGTTTATTCAACTGCTGTTCTGTCTTTTTCATGCTCCTTTCAAAAGCCGACATATTGCGGTTTGCAGACTGAACACCCGCTGCGGTATTATCTTTCACACTGACAGGAATTTCTATTTTTACCGTTTCGGCCATATCACTCACCTCCTTCCTCTTCTCTTATGATTCCATTCGCTTCATCCCGGCGCTTCTGTTCGGCTTTAAGCTGTATCTTCATTGACTCCAGCATAAATACCTGCGCCCATTTTTCCTTTCCCAGAAATTCATCCGGTGGGATGTGGTGCCTTTGAAATATGATGTGTAACAGTGTTGACTTCCCGCCGGCCTCAATTAGTTTTTTGCCACATCCTCCATTGATGGAGTAAATCCAGAGATTTCGTCCAGTTTCTCCAAAACTGCATCCTTCTCTCCTGCCTTCAGCACCATGTCGATCAGGCCGATCCCATTTACAACATTAAATTTGTTCCATGCATCGGTTCTGTCCCAAATCTTTGCCTTGTCCTCTTCGATGGTTGCCTCATAAATGAGTTCAGACCGGTAATCCGCTGCATTCACACTTTCAGCAATGCGCAGGCCATTGGCCTTGTTCCGCTTGTAATTGGTGTTTTTCTTCTTGATTTTAGTGTACTCTTCTTCTGACATCGGACGGATTCTAAACTCCAAGACGATCTGTTTCTTTCTCACAATCTGAATTGTTGCTACTTCGTCCATATCCGTTTTATAGGATGCGGCCGCAAGCAATCCTCCCAGAATATCGTCTTCATACGCCCTGATGTACGCTCTTTCCTCTTCTTTCGTCATTTCAACATCTACTGCTTCCGTTCTTTCCTCATTATTTTTCATTGAAATTCCTCCTTAAATGAAAACAAGGAGCCACAGCTTTCCACGGCTGCGACTCCTACGATTATTTTTTATGCTGTCACTCTTAGGCTCTCAGTTTGCCCTGCGGCTGAACATCTCCATTTACATACAAAGACCACTGCCGCTTAATGATGCTACCAACCGAAATATTCTGCAGGTCGATATTCCCGGAAGGAATGCAGTTCGGATAGATAAACCGTTCCTCGGAACCGTTTCTTCCCTTGATTACACCCTGGAATTTCCATTCCGGCATCTCTCCGGCAGACTGCATAGCCAGAAGATCACTGATAAATCCGCTATCTTCTACTACACATTCTGTAAACGTAAGAGTCGTTCCAAAAGAATCAAAGATTTCAAATTCCTTCGGGGTTCCAAGAGGACGGTATTTCTGATTGGTTACATTCATCTGTGCCTGAAATGTCTCAATCGTTGCCAGTAACTTTCCTTTAGCGTTATACAGACCGCCGTTCTTTCCGGTCATTACCTTTCTGGCATCTGCTACCGCTTTCGTGTTCATGATACCCATGCTCAATTATCTCCTTTCCTTTATTCTTCTTCTGTCTCCGGAGCAAATCTAAACCGATATGTAAGATAGATGTGCTCAAGGCTATCAACATCATCAACAGCGATCAGGAACCATGCGCTGTCTCCCTTCGGCGGATTACTGCTGTCAAGATATACCGTTCCTCCAGGAGCAATCTTTTTCTTGCCAACCATCGCATTGATTACATCCTGGATCGCAGAAATAACAGCGGCCCGTCCATCATTGTCATTATTCAAAAAGAAAAAAAAAAAAATCC